GTCGGAGAGCTGATCGAACTGCCGCACGACGCGCAGGACCGGCGTGATCGGCGGGATGCCGCGCACCTGCCCAGCGTAGCCGTCGAAGACGTGGATGCACTGCGGTCGACCGAAGCCGTCGCGCGCAGGCACGTCGCGCCATTTGAATTCCCCGGACGACATGTCGTGCGGCGAGGAGATGCGATAGGCGAGCGGGAAGCCGGTGTCGGGCTCACGCGTGACGCCGTCGAAAATCTTCGGGGTCTCGTAGTGGTGCAAGAGCCGATGCGGCGAGATCACCTGGACCTTGGTGCCATACTGCCCGCCTTGGTCGCGTTTCACGAACGGCAGCGTGGCGACGATTTCGCCGTAACAGAAATGCGAGCGGAGCGCTTGCGCCGCGAGCTTGCCGATGCTCGCTCGCCCCGACAGATCGCAATCGATCGGCCGGTTGCAGTAGCCCTCCCAGCGACGCTCGACCTTGCGTGCCCACGTCTGCGCTTCGTCGCTTGTCCATTTGAGCACGTCGAGATCGGGACGCGAGGAGAGCCGAAGGCCCGTGCCGATCTCGCGCGCGATCGTCTGTTCGACCGCGCCGGCGATCCAGCCGGAATTCTGGACGGTGTCGATCGCGCGGGCTGCGGCCGCGGTGTAGGCGGATGCGACCTCGACCGATGCCTCGCGCAGCACCGGGCGCCACGACGCGAGGAACGGTGACCACTCGCCGCGCATGTACGCAGAACCGACCCGCGGGCGACTGCCGATAGGCCCGCGGGCCGGCTCCGGCGCCGGCGTCAACCTGGAGGTTTGCGCCTTCACCCGAATGCGTGGCTTAGTCGCCGTCGTCACAGATGCGTCCCTCGCGGATTGTTGAGCCGTCGCGCCACGTCTGCGATCGACATCGGTGCATCTCTTTCGCGAGGCTCGGCGCCGGCGTCGTCGCCCTCGACCTCGTCCTCGGGCATGTCGCGCAACGTCCCGACCGGGATGCGCGCGACGCCGAGCATGTGGCCGGCGGCTTCGTTCATGGCCTCGCAATCAAGGAAGTGGTTCCTGCGATTGAGCGTGATCCAGATCGGCTTGCCGGCGGCGTCGACGCGGCGCACCTCGGAAACGATCTGGCGGCAGTAGTCGTCGGTGGCGTCGACCGAGAGCGTGATGCCGCCGGGTTGATCCTCGGGCCACGCGAAGCGGTCATGGACCCGGCTTTTCCAGAAATCGGTATCTAATCGGACCAGCTCGATCGTGGTCGTGAGCGACCTTCCCGGGATCGCCACCTTGGTCCGCGTCCGAATGATCGGCGCGGTCAGCGTCAGGTAGCCCTTGGTCGGGCGCGCGATCCGCGAGAAGCGCCGACAGAATTGATAGACCGCGTTCGCCGACGCCTCGCCTTCCTTGTTGGGGCGGAAGCCGCTGTCGATCAGAACGATGGAGATCGGCAAGTTGGCGAAGGTCGAGGTGATGAGCGTCGCCACGTCCGCCCAGACCTCCGGGCTGTCGGTATAGCCCGCGATCTCACCGCTCTCGATTTGCCAGCTCGACGCGCGTCCGCCCCAGCCGCGGATCGAATAGATGACGCCGCGCTTACCCACGTCGATCGCGCAGGTGAGCCGCTGGACCTCGGCCGGCACCTCGCCGAAGTGATGCAGCCCGCGGCGCTTCGCGACCTCTTGCCACTCGCGCAGGCTCGCCCCGCCGGGAGAATAGACCTCGCCGAAACCGGCGTTGACCGCGGTTTGAAGCATCGCAGGATCGGCGAGCGCCTGCGCTTCGAGATAGGACCGGACGCGGTCGCCGATCGAGACGAACGGCGACATGAGCCCCGAGACCCAATAGCTGAGTGTCGTCACGCTGGCCGGCTCGCCAGTCACCCGGCCATGCCGGTCAATCGCCTGCCCGGGCGCAACGTAGCGGCGTCGCGCGTTCATGTCGGCCTTGGCGCGCTCGGTGATGACGCCGCCGCAACGCGGGCACTCGACGAAGGCTTGCGCCGCGGCCTGCACCGGCGAGGCGTCGTCGGGCCACCGGACGCGATCGAAGCGCGGGACAAAGTAGTCGCCGCAGTGAGGGCACGGCCAGCAACAGTGATGCCGCGTGCCCTGCTGCCACAAGCGCCAGACTGGCGATTGCAGCGTGTCCATTTCCTCGGCCGGCACCATCGCCCAGAAGATCAGGCCCGACCTTTCGTCAGGCACGCCCTCGGGGACGACGAGCCCGATCCGCGGGGTCGAGGTGACCACGCAACAGAAGTCGGCGAAGGTGTCGCCGCGACGCTCGACGAGGCCCAGCGGGTCGCCCTGCTGGCGCACGTTGGCGAGCATCTCGTCATATTCGTCAACCAGCGCCAGCGCTGCCGGATCGGACTTGAGCGCCGCGGACGATCCCGCATGCGCAAGGCGAAGCGGCACGCCGGCGACCACCTTGCGTGTTTTCGTCATGCGCTTGCCCCGCGCCACCTTCGCCATGAGTGACGGCGCCTCGTCGAGGAGCGCCATCACGCGAGGCTCGAATTGCTCGGTCAAAAATTGCTTGTTCGGTCCGACGTAGAGGATCGGCGCTGGCCGCTGGTCGAGACGTTGCCCGGCAAGGTCGAGCATCATCTCGGTCTTGCCCATCTGCGAGGCCATGACCGCGACGATCCGGCGCCACTGCCCGGAGACGACGGCGCGCTCGATGTCGATGATGTACGGCGTAAATCCCGGATTGCGCGGACCGGGCATCGCCGCGGTGCGCGGATAGGTCCGATTGCTTGCGCCCCACTCGTCAGGCGTCGAGCTGGTCGCCGGCTTCAGGAGCGGGATAGCCCTTGCGTAAAGCCGAGACCTCGTTTGCAAGTCGCGCGACAATTCGCGAGAGACCGTCATTGATCGCCTTTTCTATCGCGCGGCGCAGGATGAGATCGCGCGTGCACCGCGCGGGGACGCCGCCCATTTCGATCCGCACCAAGCCGACGATGGTGTCGAGCGCGGTCTCGGCTTCCTCGATCGCGATCAGCTCTCGCGCGCGCTCGGCGAGGCGCATTTCGATCTCGCGGGCCTTGGCGTCGCGGACGCGGTTCTCGGCGACGCTGCGCGTCGAGCGACGATCCTCGGCGCGCAAAAACTTGATGTAGCCGGTCACCACTTCGTCGCGGTTCCAGCGGTTTTTTGCCGCCGGCTTGAACCAGCCCTCAGCGCTGAGCTGGCGAATTCGCATCCCGGAGATGCCCAGCAGCGCCGACAATTCTTGCGTCGTCGCGCTTGTGATCGTCGACTTGAGATAGCGGACATAGCCCTGGACGATCTCGACGACGCACCAGCGATCGCGGCCCGCGGGTGTAAACCACCCCTCGCGCTGCAAGCGCAAGAGATCGGGCGCCCCCGGAAGCATCAATATGGACGTTGCAACTTGCGTCGAGACTGTGCCCGCTTCGTCGTCGTTTTCGGCCATTCTGAAAAATCCCAAAAATCGGGGTTAGCGCTACGCAAGCGCGGCTTGCCATGGTAGTTGAATTCCTTTGGGCGCTTTCAAGGGCGAACGGGTGGAACCATGGCGAATGACGATGGCCCGGATGATCCGCCGGTCCTCGACGAGGAACGAACGCAAGCGCTCCTGCGAGCGCTGATTTACCCTCTCCGCGATCATCTCGCCAAACCGCCGCACAGCCGCGCGAAGGTGTTCGAGGCGCTCAATGCCCTCGCGATCGCCGCGGCCTGGGTTCTCGCCGGCGTCGGCCGCCCCGACCCCGTCGAGGCCGAGCGCGAGATGGCGCGCGTCCGCAGATGGTTCAACGCGGCGCTCGACGAAAACGTCGACGAGATCATCGAGAGGAGGGTCGCCCGTGAGCGCCACTAAGCCCGAAGACCTCGCCCCGATCGTCGAGAAAATTCGCCCGCTGCTCGCAGGCAAGCCGCCCGAATTGCAGGGCGCCGTCCTGGCCGATCTCGTTGCGATGTTCATCGCCGGGCATGCCCCGCCGCTGCGCGATGAAATCTTCGAGACGCACGTTGCGCTCGTGCGCGAGCTGATCCCCGTCAACGAAGGGCTGATGTTCCCCAACGGCGCGCCGTGGGGACGGTGACCACACGAGCCATGTCCGCACCTGGCGGAAGGAGACATGCGGGCGCTGAACAGGTGGACGGCTTTTGACCCCTTGCAGACATCGGCGGTCCAAATTTTTTGCGTTGCGAGG